CCGCGGTAAAACCGCGAGGCGCCTGGTCGTAAGACCAGGGATGCCACTTGGGGCGTTCTGCATCAAGTACAGTGCAGATCTGCTTCGAACCATCCCCAGACCCTTAGCAAGGATCGGAGATGTACGTCACTGTCGTAAAACCATGGAAACCCAACACTGGGGATCCGTGGCCCAGTTATACCTATAAACGGTATGCCTGGCATTCTCAATCGGGTGCGTATCGGTTGATTACCGACTCGCAACCCACCAATTCGTACTACCACTCTGGTGGGTACGACATCATCAGTAAGGCCCCTTCGGTCACGCACCGTGTCAATGGTGAGTGGCTTGCAAGACCTTATATGCGCCGTATCGTTAATCAACCGATTACTCGGTCGAGGTGCGAACGTGCTGTGGAAAGTGGAACTAATCCCACCTACCGCATTGATGAGGGTCCGATTGGAATAACGGCGGACAGCTCTTGGTGGCTGAATCGCCTACGATATGACGGCGACTTCTCATCTGAGTTCTCGACTTTGAGGGCTCAGGCTGAGACGGAGTGTCTCGCCAAACTTTCATCCGGCGAGGTAAACATCGGCTCCGCTCTCGCGGAGTCTCGACAGACTGTGCAAATGATCGCCGAGAGGGCTGTAAAGCTCTCAAACGCGATGGTTTTCGCACAGAGTCGTTCCTTTTCCAAGGCCGCGAAGGAATTAGGCATAAGTTATGTGCCTAGATCCAACTCCCGTTCCAGGACTCTCGCCAGTAACTGGCTTGAGCTTCAGTATGGGTGGTTACCCTTGATGGGTGACATATACGGTCTTTGTTTGGAGCTGCAGAAATCTCTAAGCAAAGGACAAACTGTCCGCGCTACGAGAAAGGTCGCCACGAAGTTGAGTACTCCCTTCAAGGAGCTCGACGATTCGTGGTACAAGAACCTCAGCTTTAACTGGAACCTTGGAGTCACCGTTAACCTGGTGGCTAAGGTGGATAACCCCACGCTTGCACGCCTTAACAGTTTGGGTCTTATCAACCCGCTGACTATCGCGTGGGAGCGTGTACCTTGGAGTTTCGTTGTTGACTGGTTTATACCGGTTAGCACATTCCTTCAAGCTCTGTCCGCCACTATTGGTCTGGACTTCTTCACAGGCTCTGTCACGTACCGTACGTTTGGAAAGACGAAAGGTGCGTGGCCGTTTCTCATCTCGACTGTTCCCAGTAGAAATTGGGCTATCGAGGCTGGGGAGGCTAACGCCTCCGGGTTGATGGTGCAACGAGTCGTCCTTACGGGCTTCCCTCGTCCGACCCTCTTCCTGAACCAGAGTCCGTTTACAACCAAACGAGCCCTCAACGCTATCGCGTTGGCGGTTCAGAACCAGCGCATTCTGCGCTAAAAGGTCCCACAAGGATCCCTACCCAGGCGGATACACGGTGTACCAGCCCCGCCTACAACAGGAGCAATCATGCCCCAGCTGCAGAACCTAGTCCTTACGGACAGGGCAACGCCGACTCCGGTGAATCACACCTACACCCCCATCAACATCGACCCTAATCAGGTCGGTGTGGTTGCGGAGACTGGTGCGGTACCGGTCGGTGAACCGAAGTTCTCCATTCAGAACAAACGTGTGAATGGTCGCTTCAAGGTCACGCTCAAGTTGAGCGTGCCCGTGGTGCAGACCCAGACGATCAACGGGATTTCTACCCCTACGGTCGTTCGGACTGCGTATGTGGACGCAACGTTCACGTTCGACGGCGCCGCTTCTGAACAGGAGCGGAAAGACATCGTCGGCATGTTCCAGTCGAGTCTCGACCCGGCTAAGGTGCTTGTCAACGATACGCTGATTAAGCTCCAGGGCGTATACTAACGCTATGGACTTGATCACGTGGGGCCCTTTGGGCTCCCAAGTGGATCCAGAATTCCACAGGTTGTTCTTGCTAGTGGCTGATTACATCGGTGATATGATCCGGTTCTTTGGCTTCTAGTTGCCGTTACCACGATTGAGGAGTACCCAATCTTGCGAAATGTCAAATCCAGTCAGGAGCTGACTTTTGCACCTTCTTTCTCTGAGCAGGTTATCGCTGATCTTTTAGCGCACCTTCAGGAAGCCG